GCGACATGGTCGGCCGGCAGGATGTAGGCGCCGCCGGAGACGCTGATCGGCAATTTGTCGGTGCGGCCCGGAACGGCTGAGTTGATCATGCCGGCATGGGTGAGCGCGCGCGCCGAGGCGCGCGCGGTGAACGGCATGACATCCCCGCCGGCGGCGTAAGTGCGGCCACCGCTCGCACGCCAGGGCGGAAGCGTCACGTCTGGATCACGAACGAAACGGCCGTTACGGCTCCAAATTTCCCGATTGTTGATCAGCTCATTGCGGCGCAAGACCGAGCCATCTGGCAGACGGTAATGCGTGGTCCCAAGGCCTCCGTAATGAGGGGCCTGCAACCAATTCAGTGGCGCACCGCGACCGGCCCCGAACGCTTGCAGCGCAGTGCGGCCTGCATTCAACAGATCAGTGGCAAGCGCTCCCGTCGGTGGGGGCGCCGGATCGATCCGATCGCGCAGCCCTTCAAGATCGCGGACCAGTCGATCATAGCCGCTCCCATCGGAGCTGCGGCGCGGCACCTCTCTGGTCGGAAGATCACCCTGCCCGAAATACGGCATCCGCAGCCGGTGCGCAGCAATTTGCCGCGCTTCTTCAGCCGCGCCAGCCTCATCAACTTCCCCGCCGGCGGCGTAGACATTTTGCGGCCGGCCGAACTCGTCCTCGATGAAGCGCGGCTGCTGCGGCGCGCCGCGCCAGCGCTCCTCGAAGGTCGGGGTGCGCGGACGCAGAGGCTGCCTGCTCTCACGCTCGTTGCGCGCCATCTCGTCCTCGGCCGCTCGGCGCGCGCCCATCATGCCGGCCCGGTGCATTGCGCCGAGCGGATAGACAGTCTCATCCGCCGGATACCGAGGCATGTGGAGTTTCGCCGGCTGCCCGCCGCCGCGCGCCGCCTTGTGCGCGTAGCGCCGCGCATTGGACAGCGCGGCGGCCACCGCCTGCTGTTGCGGATAGCCAGCGCGCTTCATCTCGCGAATGTTCTGCGAGACCGCCTGGCGCGAACCTGACTTGATCAGCGGCATGATATGAATTTACACTCATTTCTTGCGCGGACCAAGCCCCCGCCGGGCGCTCGCATCCGTCTGCGAATCCACTACGCCGCCCGGATCAGGGTGAGGCCGCCGATCGCGGTGGGGGGCAGATTGGTGAAGGCCGCAGGCGTTGTGCTGCCAAACGTCGCAGTCACGTTGGTCGTGCCGGTTTCCACCCACTGATTGCCGCTTGCCGCTGATCCGCTGCTGTAGGAAACAGCGGTCGTGGTGGCATTGCCGGCGATCGAGGTCGGTATCGGACCAACCTGTAGGAGACCTCGCGCGTTGGCGTCCGTTTGGGTATCGCCCAACAAGCGGTGATAGTGGCCAGGGTCGGTCAGAGCCAGCGCGGTTGAAGGCAGTTGCTGGCTCGATAGCGTCGTGGTCTGCGCGCCGCCGGCCGCCAGCAAGGTGTTGCCGTCGACCCCGCCCAGTGAAGAAGTCAGCCGGCTGGTGCCCTGGTTGAGATAGGCGCGCACGCGCCCGCGCAGGTCCGGCAGGGTGGTGCCGGCCATGATGACCGCAAGCTGCGGATAGGTCGCGGACGAGAACACGGTGCCGTCGCAATTGAGATACGGCGGCTTGCTGCAGCCCGACACCCAGTTCGGCACCGACGAGCCGGCATAATCCCAGTAGCTGCCGACATGGCCGAGATTGCGGAACCGGATATTGGTGCCATCGTTCCAGATATCGAACGGCTCGCCCGGCTTGCAGGCAATCGCCTCGCCGCCGGCCGCCGTCGTCTGCAGCGTGATGATGAACGCGCTCGATCCGGTGCAGACATTGTGGATGGTGTAGGAGCCGGTGATCGAGGTCGGAAAGGTGACCGAGATCGAGCCGACCAGCGTCGAGTTGAAGGTGATGGCGGCGCAGCGATACTGATTCGACGCCAGCACCACATTGCCGGCGGCGCCCGAGATGGTCGCGGTCTGGCCGAGCGCGGCGTCGATCACGTCCATGTTGGGGTTGACGGTGGCGGTGCCCCAGGTGCCGACCTGGTCGCCGGCGGCGGGCTTCTCCAGATTGCGCGCGGTGGTGAAGGTGGAGACCATCGGAGGCCCCTTACGTGTTGAACAGCGGCACCTTGTAGGTGCCGCCCGAGGAGGTGATGACGGTCAGGAACGCGGCCGGCTGCGAGGAGGTGAGCGTGGCGGCGCCCGCCGTCGCCGCGGTCGACAGCGCGCCGGCCTGCGGAAACGTGGTCGCGATCTGGCTGGTCAGGTTGTTGAGCGCCTGCACGCCCTGCTGTAGCGAAGTCAGAATGTCGGTGAGGCTTGCCATTATCTCCTCCCCGCCGGCGCATAGCGATAACGGATGCGACCCAGCCGCCAGAACTGCGAGCCGGCATTGCTCTGCACCAGCATCGACATCAGCCGGCCGCGGATGCGGACGTTGAGATATTGGGTCGCCTGCGTCACCACATAAGGCCCGTGCGTGAACGCGGTGTCGGCCGGATGGTTGACGCTGAAGAATGTGACCGCGACCGAGGCGTCCTGGGCACCGGCGCGGGTCCCCCAGATGAAATCCGGGATCACAAAATCGACCAGCGCCAGCTCCTGACCTTCGCTGATCGCCCACCAGCCGGTGCGGAACGAGGGCAACCCGGCGCCGACGATGGCGTTGCCGCTCTCGTGCTGGATGATCTGGCCGGACGGATCGGCGCCGAGCGGACCACCGAGAATCGACACGTCGGCCCAGGCGGTGCGCGGCAACGCCCCATAGTCCCATTCGGTGCCCTGGCCCTCGCCGATATGGAGCTTGACATAGAGATCATTCTCGCCCCCCGAGGCGGCCGACGGATAGTGCCAGGTCACCTCGTTGAAGGCGGCATTGATGGCGCAGCGCACCCGATACACATAGGGCACGCCGCTGGCGTCGACCCCGCTCTTGAGATTCTGGAACACCTGGTCCCAGACCGTGCAGGGGATCACAGTGACGCCACGCCCGCTGAGCATGAAGAAGTTGTTGGTCCCCATCCAGCACGGATTGTCGCCGAGCACGCCGGCCGCCGCCGGCCCGATCCAGCCGCAACCGGTGCCGACCTTGGTGAAGTTGAAGATCACCGTGCCGCCGACATAGCTCATGGTCCAGACATCGACATCGGTCGAGATCAGCGCAAACCCGGGCGCCTGCATGCCGCCGACGATCTCCGAGCCGGTCGGGATGTGAAACGAGCCGGCTTTGGTCTGGTTCGACACGGTCCAGTTGGTGTAGTCCTCCTGGTCCGACCAGCGCACCCGCAGCGCGTCCTGCACCCCGGTCGACTGCACCGAGCGCCAGGCCACCAGAATCTGCTGCGGCATGGCGACGAAGATGCCGCCGTTGAAGAACGGCGCCTGATGCACCACCCGCGCGTTCTGGTAGCCGAAGTTGGGCGCCCAGGCATAGATCGGCCCGTCCTTCGGGCAGGCGAGGTAGACCTCGCCCCAGTTGTCGGCGGTCCAGTCGGCGGTGGTGATCGGAGTGCCGGACACCCCTGCCGAGCCGCCGCCGAGACCGCTATAGGCGCCCGATGAGTAGCCGCCGGCGCTGAAGCCGGTGCCGCCCGGCGCTGGGCCGAGCGTGATGTAGTATTTCAGTTGCGCCAAGCTCGCGTTCATAGTCGCGGTCGCGGTCGAGGTCGCCTGCGTCACCGCATTGATGGTGAAGCTGGTCGAGTCGATCACGGTGTTGATCTGGTATTTGCCTTGCACGGTCAGGCCGCCGACCGAGGTCGGCGCGATGAACTGCTGAAACAGGCCGGCGATGGCCTGAAAATTGTGGTTCGACAGCGTGACCGTGAGGGTGGCCGAGCCGGAGGAAGCCGAGAACACCGGCAACTTGCCGCTCGACACCACCGTGGCGCTCGACACCGACGGCAGCTTGAGGGTGTAGATCGAGGAGCCGAGCACCGAGTTGATCGGATAGGCGCCGTTGAGCAGAAACGCCCCGATCGCCACCGGGGTGTTGAAATAGACGGTGTTGAACACCGATGCCGACGAGCCGACATCGATCACCGTGACCAGGTCGCTGCCGGAGGAAATCGAGAAGTTAGGCGCCGGATTGGTGGTGTTGGTCTGCGGGGTGATGTCCTGCGCCGAGCCGGCCGTGATCACCACCAGGTTTTGGGTGGCGGCGACACCGAGATGCTTCACGCCGGCGGCGTCCTGCCAGGGATGCAGGTCGCGCACGGTCGAGCCGATGCTGAACGGCACGTAGTTGGCGAAGCCGCCATAGCTCTGGATCAGCCCGTCCTTGTAGCGGATGAGCTGGCTCTGCGCCACGCCGGCGGTGTTGGCCGAGAGCGTGAGCTGGGTATCGACTCCGGGCTTGAGCTGGACCGCGCCCCAGGGCATCAGACTGGCTCCGCCAGTTGGCGAATAGCGTGAAAGACATCGCGAATAGCGAATAGCGAATGGCGAATAGGGGAAGAGAGAGCGCTGCGGCACCCGTGCTTCCCCATTCGCCATTCGCCATTCGCCATTCGCATTTCTTCTAGACCCTCGGCGGCGTCGCCAGCGGCGACGGCTGCTGATGCGACCAGGCGGCGGATTGATATTTCTTGCGCAGCTCGTCGACATTGGCCGACTGGATGAGCGCCTGGTATTGACTCTCCCACGACTGCGCGAGCTTGGGATCGTCGGCTTGGCTGCCGTAGTCGCGCATGAAGCCGGCGGCGAACACCATGCTGGCGGCCATGAACAGTTCCGGCAGGTTTTGCGTCAACCAAGTCGAGGCGTTGCCCGACGACAACGGCGTCGGCCGCTGCGTCCCGTAGGTCTCGATGCCATAGGGCGCGTCCGGCGCCGGCCCCAGCAGCATGGTGGTGTCGGAGACGCGCGCCGCCACCAGCGGCAGCCCGCAGCGCGAGGAGGCGGCGGTCGGATAGACGGCGTCGATATAGTCGGGGCTGACGAACACGACCGGGTTGCGACTGGCGACCGAGGACGGCGCGCCGGCGGAGGTGAGCAGGCTCAGCCGCTCGACCACCAGGAACGTGCCCTGCGCGGTCGAGAGCGCGATGGTGCGCACGCCCGAGGAACAGGCGACCGAGGTATCGGTGATCCGCACCGACAAGAGATCAAGCTCGCGGTAAAGCCGGCCCTCCGCATAGTCGATCGCGCCCGGCAGCATGGTCGAGAAGTTCGGGTCGGTCGAGGACGCCACCGACATCAAGTTGGTGAGCTGATCGACGTAGGAGGAATAGGTGAGCGCCATGGCCTAAATCTCGTTCGGTCCGGCGTCGGAGATGTTGAACACGACCTGGGCCAGGCCGACCTCCTCGAAGCCGTGGCCGTCGATCACCGCGCGATGATATTGATAGGGCTGCGCCGAGGTGGTGGTAACGGTGACGATCTCGCCCGGGACGCCGACGGCAACGCCGGCATGGAGCGTGGTCCAAGTCACGCCATTGGCCGAGCCTTCAAGATGAAACTCGATGCCGGCGGCTGGCGGGCCGGAGACATGGCGGAACGCCATATCGCTCGGCGCATAGAGCGAGAACGACGAGACGACATGGGCCAGAGCCGGCACGGTGGACGGCAGCGTCGCCAGCATGCCGGTCGAATCGGCCGCCCAATTCTTGCCGACATAGTTGCTGAATCCGGGCACGGATAGTCGCACAGCGGCGCAGCGCGCAAACGGCTTATTGGTGACGCCGTCGAACGCCGCGTCCAGCCCGCCGAATCCGGTCAGGTTGCCGATGGTCGTGCCGAGCCCGGTCGGCACTGGTGCGAACCGGCCGCGCGGATCGTAGCCGAGCGGGGAAGCCGGATTGTCGGCGCGCGCGTAATCCTGGGGCCGCGCATTGCCGATGGTCAGCGGATCGGTCGGCAGCACGATGGTGCGCTCCTGCTCGTTAAGATCGTCGAGGCAGCCGGAGCAGACCAGCAGCCGGATGTTTTGCGGGCGCGGCCCGCGCCAGCGCATCTGCCATTTCAAGGTGTCGTGGTTGACCATGGCGCCACAGCGGTCGCAGATCGCCAGCGCGCGCGGCCGGCGCGGATCGATCGAGGCGCGGCCGTGCGGTCTCATCGGAAATAGCCTCCCATGGCGGGCGCGATGTAGAGCGGCACGTTCTCGGTGTCCTGCGCCGAGGCGATCAGCCAAGCCTCGTCGGCGTCGGCCTTGCGCTGCGCTTCCAATTCCGGGCGATAGATGCGCGCCAAGCGGTGCGCCAGATTGGCAACCAGCGCGTCGAGAAACCGATAGGTGACCTCGACGTTGAAGCCGTTGGCGATGGTGGCGTCTTGAATCTGCCGGACCCGGTAGTAAGTGGCGGTGTAGGTGAACGCGCCGTCGGGCACGAGATAGAACGTGATGGTCGGCGAGATCAGGCGGTCGAACCAGTATTGCGACGGGAAGCCCTGCGTGGTCTTGACCGCGATTGCCGCATATTCGGTGCGCGAGAGCGGCTGCAGATAGCGGTCGACCGGCGGCGAGCCGTAGCGGATGAACAGGTCGAGGATCATGGTGGTCTCGGCCGGCACCGAGTAGGTGGCCGAGCCCTGGATGAGCGGGATCGACTGCTGGTCGATGGTCCATAGGTTGGGCTGCAGGTTGTTGAACTTCACCAGCGCCAGATTCATCTCCAGGATGGCGCGCTGGATTTGCGCCTGCGTCACCTCGGTCGGCCGCACCCCGATGCGATCGAAGGCGGTCAGGATCAGCTCCCCGCCCGAGGGATTGAAGTTCCACTGCTGACTGGTCTGGACGACCGGGGAAAACATTGCAGTCGCCTTTTCACGTCGACGGGTTGAGCAGCCGCAGCAGGTCGCTCTTGCTCGGCTGGCCGGGCGCGGTCACCAGGATGGCGGCATTGCCGAGCGCGGCCTGGGCAGATTCCCAGTTGGCAGTGAACACGCTGTTCGACTGACTCATCGCGATGGTCGAGGACGCGCTGGTGCCGGAGATCGCGGTGTAGGTCATGACCAGCGTTGCCGACGACGGCACCACCAGATTGCCGCTGGCGTCGCGGTACTCGACGATCACCTGCACGGTCGAGCCCTGGGTGACGTTGAAGACCATCGTTTTGCACCAAGACGGGCGTGAACGCCCTTTCGCTAAAGCTCGCGGATCGTCAGCAGCACCGCGGCGGCGGTCGGCACGGCGGTCCCCGGCGAAGGACTGAGCGGTGACTCAATTGTTCCGACAATAACCGATGGGGGTGGGATTTCCAATGCTCCCAAGAGCGGCCGGTCGATCCGCTCGGCGAGCCCGATCTCGACCGTGGCGGCGCGGGCAAAGCGCATGGCACCGAACAGCGCGGTGTCCTTTCGTTCGACCGCGTCGAGCACGCCGGTGATGGTCGGCGTCGGCAGCAGCCGCGGCGGATGGGCGAGGGTTTGCTGCAGCTTGGCGCGCAAACCAAGCTTGAGCGGGCGCTGCGGCTCCGCTAGGTGGCCGAACCAGGAGAACGAAACGGCCGGCTGCGGCGAGATCGTGGCAAATATCTGCGCTGCGTGGCGCAACGCCGGACGCTGCTTGACGATCGGCTCGGCGAGGGCATGAAACCATGAGAACGACACCAGCGGGTGCGGACAATCGAACAGTCCCGATGCCGCCAGCGCAACGGCCGCCGTCGGGTGGCGCCGCTGCCGAACCGGCTGGGACCAAGCTTGGTGCCATTTGTCCTCAAAGATGGTCTCGCCGCCGGTGAAGATCGGTTCCACCAGGCCGGGATATTGAAACCATTGCGGGGAAAGGCCGGGCACCGCCGCGCTCGCGCTAGCTGGCCGGCGGCGTCACGATGCCGAGGCGTGCTTCGATGGCGGCCAGCCGCCGCTCCAGCGGGTCGGCTCGCGGCGCTGGCAAGGCGAGCGCCGCCGCCACGGCATTGCTCTTGGCCCAGGCCTGGAACGCCTCCCATTCGCCTGGGTTGTCGACCGCGCTGATGGCGACATAGCCGACCTCGGCGGTCAGCAGGACCGCGCTGTCCTGGGCGGCGCTGCCCCATTGGGCGCTGCGAATCGTATACCTCACGGGGTCACCTCGATCACCGTGAGCGTGCAGGCGGAGACCCCGCCAAAGTGCCGCCCCGACGACGCGCCGTTGAGACGGATGCTCTCGGCGGTCGACGCCGGGCCGACCCTGATTGAGTAAGTCTGTGCGGCTGTCGATCCTGGGCTGTCGAAATAGCTATAGGTGCTGTCGTTGTAGAAGTTGGCAGCCGTGGGCGTATTGGCCTGGACTGCCTTGGCGTCGATACAGGTCGCGCCGCGAAAAAGCGCGGAGATAAGCTGGTTGACGTTGACGTTGGTGGTCGATGCCCCCCAGAGGTCGGCGATCACCAAAACCTTATTGGCGGCGCTCGCCAGCGTGATGGCCTGCGACAGCACCTGCGTGCCTTCGGTGCTCAACGGAACGGTGTCGTCGAGCGGGATGGCCGCCGTCAGGTCGGTGTTCGCCGTGTATGTCGTCTGCAGGACCTGGATGACATTGCCCATGAAAAATACTCCGGTCCAAGAGAGACCATAGGCTCCTGCCCGCAGCGGGCGCTGCCAGATGTTGTAATCCATGGGTCAGAACCCATAGCTTCGCAACGCCCGCTCGCGGGCCTCAGCGCGCTCCAACTTGCGTTCCAGCGGCTCGCAGCCTTTGTCGAGGCAGCGCGGGCAGATCAGCGTCATGCACTGTTTGCATAGGCCGCCGAGATCGGCCGGGTCCTGGCGCGGCAGCACATGTACGATCCGCCCGCAGTGCCCACAGGTGTAGGTGTCGGTCTCGGTCGCGCCGGCACGCAGCGCCTGCCGGGGCCGGCGGTCGAAGCTGACGGCACCGCCGGCCGGCGAGGTAACGACCGCATAGCCGCCCGGCTTGCGCATCGCGCTTCCCTTATTGCTCCTGCCAGAGGATGTTGCCGGTGGCGGTGCCGGTATAGGCACCTGACCGCGCACGTAGTGCCAGTCCGTTACTCGGGCCAGGATTTGAAGAAATCGCCGGCCAGACCAGCTCGGAGCCGGGCGCCGCCACCCAGCGATAGGAGGCGCGCTGGTTGACGCCGACATACCAGACCTCGCTGGTCGCCGTGAGGCCGACCTCGGCGGTGGAGTTGATGGTGACCGCGTTGATGAAGCCGCCGTTGTCGGCCGGGTCGAGCCCGAAATTAGACGACAGCGAGGAGATCAGGGTGTTGACGATGCCCGACGGCGTGGTGCCGACGGTGGCACGGGTGCAGTCGAACTCCATGAAGTTGTCGGCGGGCGTACCGTTGGTGCCGACCAGGATGTCGTAAAGCTTACCACGGCGAAGCGCACCGGCGCCGTTGGTCGCGGTGGTGGCGGTTGAGTTGGCGCAGGCGATCAGCGTCTTGTAGGTCGCCGCCATCGCCTGCTGGGTGTTGCCGCCGCCGATCGCGGTCGAGTTGGTGATGCCGAAGTTCGCCATGGTGGGTCCCTTTGCATGCAGACGGGCGCGAGCGCCCTTTTGTGTCAGTCCGGCCGCTGCGCGCCGGTCCAGATCGCCTTGAAGTAGTCGAGGTCTTCGAGCGCGCCTTGCAGATAGACGATCTGGTTGGCGAGGTTATCGCGCTGCGCGCTCATGGCGGCGATGCGCTCTTTCAGCTCGCGCTCGCGCGCCAGAATCTTGCGCCCGAACGGGGTCGAGTCCGAGATCGCATAGAGCGGCGGCGACTGCATGATGTCGCTCTCGTTCGGCGCCGAGACCTTGATCCCGCGCCGGCGCGCCTCGTGGCGGAAGAAGAAGAAGCCGGGGCGCTGCAGGATGTACTCGTCGCGGCTCGCCATATCGATGCCGTAGAGCGCGATCTCCTGCGCGCCCTCGCGCATCGCAAACGCCATCATCCAGGCAAAGCTCGACGTGAAGAAGTCCTCGCCGAACTCGGCGGTCAATTCGCGCCAGGGAAACGGCGTCGCATTCGGAACCTGCGAGCGGTCCTGCATGTAGACCGGGACGGTGAGGCTCTTGAGCCATTCCAGGTACGGCTTGCCGTAGACTTCGTGCTCCGGCCACAGCAGGTTGGAATGAATCTCGAACCAGGCGTCGAAGCGCGGCAACTGATTCATGTTGCCGGGCGAGCAGGCCCAGATCGTCCAGCTCGGATCGTTGAACGGGGCGAGCAGACGCGAGGATGGCGCGGTACCGACCAGCGCGATCTTGCGCGGCTGCGGCAGCTCGATCGGCGTCAGCTTGGGCGGCGCCTCGATGCCGGCAATTGCGCCGATCGCCGCCGGAGACCGCCAAATCTCGCCCGGCAGCGGCTCGTGCGCCGCGATCACGTGCGGCACTGGCCCGTTGCCGACTGGCGTCTCGGCTTGGTCCTTGAAGGTTGGGGTGAGCTTCGCCATGAAGACCTCGTTCAGGCGCCAAGGATGCTGGCGGCCGGGATGGCAATCACCTCGCCGGCCGCGATGACATTGCTGGGGGTGAGCACGATGTCGGCGCCAGCGGCGTTGCTGACGCTGAGGCCGTCGATCACCACGGTGCCGGCCGAGTCCTCGATCCGCGCTCGCGTGGCGACGCCGATCCCGGCGGCGGCCGGGTCGACCAGCGACAGCCCGTTGAAATTCATCCGTCCGGCCGCGACCGCCGCGCACGGCTTGGCCAGCGCCAGCGAGGACAGGATGACGCCGCTGCCGTCGATGAGCCGCAGCACGCCGTTGCTGGCGCCGGCATCGATGGCGTTGACCACCTGCTGTAGCTGGCTGTTGCGGACATCGAGGTTGTAGTCGACGCTCATGATGCCGATCGGGCGCCCTGGGAAGAAATGAACTGCGGCTCAGAATATGACAAACGCCGACCGGCAGCAAGCCTAGTTGGTGCGCCGGGTGATGGCGGCGTGGGTGTAGGTCACCCCATCGTGGACGAAGCGGTCGATGACCTCCTCGCCGCTGACCGTGAACTCGCCGACCGGCACGGGCGGAATTGGCGGCACAGGGGTTTCGGTATCGGCGACATAAAACTGTTGCGCCGCCGGCATCAGCCCCGGCAAGATCAGCCGCGACGGAATCGACAGCGCCTGTAGCCAGCGGTCGATGCTGACCGCCTCCTCAAACGGCGCTGCCCCGACATGGATGAGCTCCTGTTGCAGCGCCGCCCACAGCGTGGGCGACAGCCGCACCGGCTCGGACAGGGCCGCATACCATTTGTCGAGGGTGACAATCTCGGGCGCGACCGGCGCCACGAAGGCGAGCGCCTGCTGGGCGGCGGGATGTAGCGCGCGCGGCAACCACACCGGCTCGCGCCAGGGCGCATGCCAGTCAAGCAACACCGGCGCGGCGGTCGGCAGCGCGACAAAGGCCTGTGGCTCGGGAATCGGTCGCCGCGGCAGCCGCAGCGGCTCGGCGAGCGGCCCGAACCATGCAAACGGAACCGTCGGCAGCTCCGGCATGACCACGAATTGCGGCTGCAGCCGCGCCGGAGCGCGCGCCGGCGTACTGAGCGGCGTAAACCAATCCCAGGGCACGAATGGCTGCGGCGAGCCGACGAAGGCCGGCGGCTGAATGGTGCGGCGTCCGGCGATCGGATGGCTGAACGGGACAAACCAGTCGAACGTGATTGCCGCCGCCGGCGCGACAGCAAGTTCCGGCAGCGCCCCGAACGGCGGCTGGCCCGCTCGCGGCCTCGCCTTGGGCTCGGAGAACGGGACAAACCACTTGTCGACCGTGACGGTCTCGATCGGCGCAGCACCCTGGAGGGCAAGCAGCAGCGACATATCATCCTCGGCAGCGAGGCATGATAGCGCCGATCAGGCCCGCTCAGTAGGTGAGAACCGAGCCTTGCACGCTGCCGGTCGAGGGTGCGTTGAGCCGCAGCCGGAAGCGCTCATTGGCCGCGAAGGTGAGGCCGGGAAATGTATGTTGCACCGAGGTGTTGGCAGCGCTGGCGAGCACCTGCGAAGCGACGTTGGCGGTGTTGGCGGCGTTGCGATGCTCGGCCACCGCGATGATGACGGTGTTGCCGCCGAAGATCACCTGCGCCTCGCCCATGCCGCCCACCAACGGGCCGCTGTCGGCCAGGATGGTGTCGCTCGCGGGCGCGGTGAGAATGCCGGAGGATGACCAGGCCATGGCGTTTTTCCCTTAGAAGCTGGTGACCTCGGCCCAGGCGCACTGGACCGTCAGGATGCCAGTGCCGGCGGCGGGCCAGACCGTGCGGTTGCGAATCACAAAGCCCTCGTTCTGCGCCAGCACGATCGGGTGGTCGCCGCCGCCCATGTCGAAATCCATTTCCATGCCGTCGGCGGTCGGCATAATCACCTCCTCGGTCGCCGCCGCCGGATTGACCCGGTTGCCCTTGCGGATCGATTGCGCGAACGGGAAGGCGTCAAACGTATGGGTGCCGGCGGTCAGCGCGGTGGTGGTCGAGATGCGGATGTCGGTGGCGAGCGAGGTGCCCATGTTGGTGCGCATCTTGGCGCTGTTGCCGGTGGGCGTCAGCGCGGTGCCGCCGGTGTGCGAGGCGGTGTAGCCGCGCACGATGAAGGCGTCGAACGAGGTGTGATCGGTGAGCGTCGCCGAGGTGAACGGGGTCAGCGGCATGAACCGGGTCTTCATCTTGGTGATGACCGCAAAGCGTGACGCATCGCCCCAGCGGAACGCATAGACGTGGCCAGCGGTGCCGGAGCCGGCGGCGAGCGCGGCGGCGAGCGTGCCGGTCTGCGATTGGATGCGATAGTGCCCGAGCGCGCCATGGTCGATCGGGCGGGCGACCGTGCGCAGCGCCCGGAAGGTGGTGCCGTCGACCTCGGCGATGACGCCGGCATTGCCTTGAACCTGGATGCCCATCAGCTACTGCCTTGAACGATCATGCGCTGCATGAGCTTGGCCGCCAGCCGCTCCAGCAGCTCGTCCTCGCTCGGAGGCAGTGGTGGCGGCGGCGGCGGCGGGGCCGGTATCCATTCCTCCGGGCCGTCCCAGACCGAATACTCGCCGGCGTTGGAATCCTCCCGGCACTCGGCGCGCGGATGGGTGAGCCGCGCCTGCTCCAGGAGGCGATGCGACTCGTTGCGGTCGGCGGTGGCAAACA